ACTAACCTATCGTTTAGTTGTAGGCTTGTCAGTAAACTTGTAGGAAGATTCGCCTTAATTGTGGTAAGTCGGTTTTTTGGATTAAACAAATTCGTCAAGTACGGAAAATAATACGTTCGGAACATTGATTGGTTAATAACTTGCAACCAATAGGTAGAAGTTTCGGGGGCAAAGTTCAAGGAGTAATCAATTCCTAAAACTTGCAAGTCTTGACCAAACATTACATAGTCGGGGTTGGTAACGTTTCCCGTTCCATCTGTGTAATGGATATGGTGCGGTAAAGTAACAGACCCAAATTTGTAAAGTAAACAAGGTTTAGGAATATAAGGCGCAAACGCACTATCTAACGAATAGCCTACTTGAAGTCCCGTTGGGTTTCCTAACTCGAAGAATTGATTAAATAGTAGATTCTCAAAAGGAAGTTCTACGTTAAATTCTCCCCCGTCGTATGGGTATTGGTATTCCGTGTTTCCGTATTCTCGTAAGGCTTGGTCGAAAAACGCTTTGTTCATAAAGCTATTTGACTGTTGATACCTAAAAGCTATTTTCTTGTATAACTTTACGCGGTCTATTCCTATTTCGGTTTTGTCCGTGAATTTAGTTATGTCGATAATTGCACCCGCGGAATACCAATCGTCCAACGGTATAACTTCGTAAGTGTTTGGCGCAGTACCATAGCAAGTTAGGTTATATTCCTTTAGGATTCCCGAAACAAAATCTTGTACCTTCATAGTAGGCGCTAACCAAGCAAGGTTAGTCGTAGCGCTTGTAGTTATGGTGTTAGTTGAATAGTCGACAAAGTCATTATAACTTACAGAACTAATAACATAATCAACTGAATACGTCAATAAAAAATCAATGCTTAAACCAACGTCGCTTCGAAGCTGAAAGGTGTATACGTCGTTTAATCCTTGAACGTTTGGAATCGCCACCAAGTTTCCGTTAGTATTATATCCTAATCCATTCCAAGTTGCATAAAGAGTACCATTCTGATAAACATCTATATAAAATGGAATTGTAGGATTTGAGTTGTTTGATATAAATAAATAAACATTATGAAAACTAACGCCCGACAAAAAGTTTAAAGTTACCGTACTATTTAAGATGTCAACGTAAGGAATAAGATTATAAATTCCGTGACCACCCCCACCGACAAAACTATTTAAAGTGATATTTTCGGGTTGGCTTGTAAAGGCAAAGTTATTTCGGTTCTTAAACCAAAGGTAAGATTGCGTAAACTTCGGGTCGCTTAAAAAAGTACCCGTAAAATTTACTCCGTATCTATTTTCAATTAAATTAAATATCGAAGCTACCCTAACGGCAGGGAATAGTTCTCTGTAGTCTATTGCCCCTTGGTTCGTCCTTATGTCGTTAGTGTTCATAGGAATATTAACAAAAGGTAACCAATTAGGAAGGGTTGCAGTTGGTTGAACTGCGCCGTATTCCCAAATACGATTCGAAGTAATTAGCGGGTAACATACGTCCCAATCGATAGCCCCGTTAGTTACTCTTTGGTAGACTTCTGCAAAACTATAGGTATGGTTTATTGGGGTGTAGTCAAGGTCGCTTAAAAGGTCTTCACCTACAAGGTCTTTAAGGGTTGTAACGTCTCCATAAAAAGTAATCGTATAGGAGTCGGGTTGCCCGTTTTTTAATTGGCTCTTTTCCATTTGAATTTTGCCCCTACGAAAAAAAGTCATATCTATTTCTATGTACCCGTCTAAACGTTCTTGGTAGTTAATAGAACTATTTAGCGCGTTTTCGTAGAAGTATTCCCAAATAGCGTTATTCTTTGGGCTTGTAGGAATCGTAAACGACTGCGAAAAGTCGGTAAACGTTTTGCTTATGTCTTGTATGTTTTGAATCGTAGAAGTTACTTCTATTACTTCGTCGTTAAATAGGTCAAGTTGTTGACCTTCTACAAAAACCCTTACTTGTCTTTTCATTAGATAACGTTATTAATTAAGTCGTTACTTTGCTCGAATTCCAAAACGTAATTTATCATATGGTTATTAATGCTCTTTTGCTTGTCGATTGATTTCGTCTTTAGTTTGACGGGTTGATAATTTAAAAAGATTCTTTCGCTTAACATTAACTGCTGAAGGTTAGAAGCAAAGGATTCATCTACCCAACCCGTATTAACTCGGTAGCTAATTATTCCGTTAGTGTTGAAGGTTTGCCGTTGGTTGGCTTGTGTATTCCAACTTCCAAACAAACCCATTTCTTGCATTAGGTTGAACTCGGTAGTCGAAGTTTCCAAACCTTCATAAGATGCTTTGAAGAAAAATTCCCTTTGCCAAGCCCCATACATATTAATGAAGTCCACGACTTGAACGTCGTATTTACATTCTTCGATAGGATTAAATGTAGCCGTCCAAATTACGGCAAGTCCGTTTAGAATTTCTACTTTATTTCCCGTAAGATAATAACTTGGTCGAACTCGGTAAAGGTTGTATACATTATCCGCAGTAATGTTATAAGAGTGGGTTAAACCCGTTTGTAATTGCGTATACTTAACCGTCCAACCATTTTCTAAATACCCGACAAAATTACCCGCTTGTTGAAGGCTATTTAACAAAGGGTTGTTATTTGCGTCTGACCAAAAGTAATAGTTCTTTTCGTCAAGGTGTACGGGCATAGTTGTTCCGTGTGTAGGGTTGTACCCTTGTGAATAATACCCGAATCCGTCAAAAGCCCAATACGTCGTAGTGCCTAACAATTGGTAACTTTGCGTAAAGGGGTCTAACCAATATTCTTTAACGTCAACTATAATGTATTCGGTAACGTTTAGCGTTAACCCGTCGGTAGAATAGTTATTATTAAACGTGGTGTGTTCAATATACTCCAATAGGTAAGGGGAAATATTGTACAACGTTTGCGTATTGTTTGACGCGGGAATCAGTTTCTCCAACGTGTAACTTGGTGACGTTGGGGGCGGGTTTCCGTTTTGGTAAATATATAATTCTACCTTGCTACCTTCTTGTGTAGGTTGGTTAATTTCCACAATGTAGGGGCTTCGTGCAAATATTCTACTAATCGCCATAATTCTTAAAGTTTTCTTTCATTATCGTATCAAATAATTCTTCGGCTTCTAATCCGTATAATTCTACCATTTCGTCGGGTAAGTTCTTAAATGCTTTTTCAAAAGGTGTTGTAAAAAAAAGGCTTGGTTTTATACCACGATTCCAAATTGACCTAATTATGAAAGTGGCGGTCATATCATAAGAAAGAAACTTTCCTTTCTTGTCTCGAAACTTTAACCCTTTACGTTTAACCCATTCTTTTATACCTTTGGTTAACCCGCCTTCCGCTCCCGTACCCGTGCCAAATTGGAAATCGCTTAAACTACGTCCCGACTTAACACCCCTAACCCCTCTGTCTTGGTAAAACCCGTATTCTAACATTTCAAAGTAAAGCGTTATCGAATTGGGGTTAACGGCTACTTCACCTTCTAAACTCTGCTGAAGGCTACCCGTACTATTTTTTGCAGAAAGGTTGTTTCGCGCTTCTTGTATAACGTGGTCACGGAATATTTTTAAGGCTTCTAATTGACGTTCCTTTTCCATTTAACAGATAGTCATTTCGTTTGGAAAGTCCACGTTAAAAGTCATAGCCCAACCCGCCAAGTAGTTTTCGAATCGTTCTATAAATGGTTCGCAATTTGGTGCGCCGTTTAGTTGGTATAAATCGTCCCAAATGTTACCGTGTTTTAGCATTTCAAAACATCTGTTAAGTATTGCTAACTGAGTGTTTAAAACGTCTATTTCGTTGTCTGAAGTTTCAAATTTTCCCGTAGGTTCTTCTTTTCGTTGGCTCACATTATCCATTGCGAGAATAGTAACAGATGCGCTAATAACGTTGTCGTTAAAGTTTACGTTGTTTACCATAACGTGAACCAATGGAAAGATATTCTGTTTGCCTAAATCGACGTTGAAAATAGACCCTTGCGTTATTGTGTTAACCAAGGGGTCGTTATTGAAGTGTGTTTTAAGTGTGTCAAGAAGTGAATAGTAACCCGTCATAATTTAGCCTTTTTTATTTCCATTAATTCTATTTCGTTTTTCTCAGATTCAAACGTCAAATAGGTGAGACATTTAAATAATCCGTATTTTGTAACAATGTCATATTTTGTAATATCTCCTTTAGCGAGTCCGTAAATGCTTGAATACCACCCCCACTTTTTCCCAAACTGAGTTCGTGCGCTAAAATCTGAAACTCTTTCTCGTTCGTCTTCAGTTCGTTCGTCAAATAATCGAGGGTAGCGCTTAATAACTCGCTTCCTAAACTCCAAAAAAAAACACTTGAAGAAATAGCTACGTCCATAGGCGCGAACTTCATACCTTCACTAAATGCAGCCGCCCCCGTGTACTCCATTATTTCGTATTTTTCTCCTTTACGAATTGTAATAGGTCGGTACATTACTGCCATAGCTTTATGGTAGTCTTCCCACTTCGATAAATAGTTTTCAAGGTCTACATATTCCCCAAAGGTTATATTCTCAAGGTCGGGAATAAATCCAAATTCTATATCGCCTATTTTAAAGGTAGGTTTAAACTTTGGTTTAGCCTTGAAGATTTCCGTAAAGTGTACGATTAGTTCATTAATAGAAGTTAGTTTTAGTTTGACTACTTCTTGTAATTTCAGACCGCAAAATATTTCAATCATTTTTTGTGCTATAAATTCTTCGTCGTTTGACGTTGCTTGTAGCTTTAAAAACTCTTGGTAGTTACATAATGGTATTTCACTAATTGAACTTGGTACGACTATATCTAACTTCATATTATTATAATTAATTTTTCGTGTTTTTGTAATTCAAAACAAATTCGTGCGCCCTTACAAGCATTTCAAAGTGTTGGGGAAAACGTGCCATATTATTAAAGACTATTTTAACCTGCTTTCCCGTTCGTTCATATATGTACGATTCTACCCGCGCAATCATTACTTGAAGGTCGTTCGTATTACCGTACTGCATAACTTCCGTAATATGAACCTAACCCTAACGTTTCCATTTCGTGGTATCTAAACGCATCGATAGCGTGGTTATTAAAATCGATTGGTTTGTTTAATCGTTTTCCTTGCTTGTCCGTGTCCCAAATGTACGAGCGTAATTCTTTGATTAAATTACCGCTATTAGAAGTAACAAGGTATTCGTTACGCTGAATTACGTCTATTCCGTAGTTTATGGAATCCTTACCCTTTGTTACTCCTTTAATCGTTATTCCGTATCTTCTTATTTCATCTATTGATTTAGGTTCGGAACTATCAGCATAAACTATTACGTTTTTTGGTAGCAACTTAGCTATGTCGCTATTTAATAACCCCGTTTGGTAAACTAACTCGTTTACTATTCGTTGCCCGTTGTAATTGTATATTTCAATTATTGCGGTCGGGTCGTTTGTATATCCAAAG